AGTCACGGCATCCCCGGCATCCGCTACCTAGATCAAGGCTCACGCTCTGGCGGTGCAGGCACCTCCAACTTTGTCGTGTTTGACCCCAAGCACATGAACATCATAGGACGCGAATAATGACCGCTGCTTGGACGCGCAAGGAAGGCAAGAACCCTGAAGGCGGGTTGAACGCCAAGGGACGCGCATCCTACAAAGCCGAAACGGGCGGGACGCTCAAACCTCCTGTCAAAGCCGGGGATAATCCTCGTCGCGCCTCATTCTTGGCTCGAATGGGCAATATGCCGGGGCCGATGGAAAAAGACGGGAAGCCTACCCGCTTGGCTCTAGCCCTAAAGAAGTGGGGCGCATCAAGTAAAGAAGACGCGCAATCTAAAGCTCGCGCCATATCGGAGAGAAACCGTGGCTGAAGCACCGCGTATAGCTGCCGCTCTGCGCTACCAGCAGGAGATGGACGCAGCCCAACGTCCTGCGACCATGAACCCCAACATAGCCGCGCAGGGAGCTACTGGTAGGGCATTGGTTGCGCCTCCGACCTCGGTAATGGACGAACGCTATCCGGCGTGGAAAAAGTCGCAGGATGACGCTGAAAACCTGATGACCGCAACCGAGATGATAGGGGCGGCAATTCCGCTGGCTGGCCCTGCGGTAAAAGGTGCTGCCGCGTTGGGCAGGTATGCGGGGCCGGAACTGGCAAGAGGTCTGGAGAATTACATGGGTAGAACTGGGATGATGTTAAACGTAATAAAAGAAACAAAAACTGGAAACGTACCTAAAAATATAGCTTCTCAAAAAATAAACAATCCGTCATCAGAATGGAGAAATTCTGATTTATTGCAATTTGCAAACCCAAACGCAACATCAGCACTTGTTCGCGGGAATCCCAATATGACAATAAAAGAATTGTCTGACGGAAACTTGTTGCTTGAGCATTCACCAATATGGGGAAGCACAGAAAAGCCGTTTTATATGGTTGGAAACGATGTTGGCGAATTGGTAAAATCGGCGATTCCAAGATTGGAACGCAGCAATATTGCAGTTAGTGCTGCAAATAAATCAAAGTTTGATAATTCTTTAATTGGAAAACTGACAGCAGAATATGGGGACACGTTTTCAACTGCAAAATCAGGGCGCAGCGAATCCAACTATATAACGCACGAACCAAGTGGAACAAAAATAAGAATTTCTGAGCACAATTTACCACTTGGTTACGTTCAGCCGGATGTTGATTTAAGAGTTGGACAATCGCTTGATGAACAATTAACGGCGATCAGAAAAGCTCTTGGGCAATAAATAATGATTGGGTTTAAATAAATGGAAACATACAAAGGCGTGGATAAGTGGCTGAACATGGTCGCCACCTATGACGGCGATTTTAAGAAGTGGGAAGCCCGTACCCAGAAGATCATCAAGCGTTATCGTGACGATAACCGCAGCCAATCAACGAACGAAACCGCCAAGTTTAATATCCTCTGGTCTAACGTCCAGACGCTGACGCCTGCCGTTTATGCTCGTTTGCCGAAAGCCGATGTTTCACGCCGGTTCGGTGATAACGACCCTGTAGGACGAGTAGCCTCGCAACTCATTGAACGCGCTTTGGACTTTGAGGTTGAGCATTACCCTGATTTCCGATCAACGATGAAGCATTGCGTTGAGGATCGTTTCCTTGGTGGGCGGGGGTCTGCTTGGGTACGCTACGAGCCGCACGTTAAGACGCAGGATGTACCGGAAGACGGTACGCAGATCACCGAGGACGTAGACGAGCCGGAAGATGAGACCGATCTGACCGCTGGCGAAGTCGAACCCCAGGAAGAGATAGAGTACGAATGCGCCCCGGTGGATTACGTCCACTGGAAAGATTTCGGCCATTCCGTAGCTAGAACGTGGGAGGAGGTTACTTGCGTATGGCGTTGGGTATACATGACCCGCGAAGCTCTGGTGGAGCGGTTTGGCGATGAAATGGGCAATAAAATCCCGTTTGACGCTGGCCCTGATACCTTAAAAACCTACGGTCAATCGACGAAAGAGCACACTCGCGCCAAGATATGCGAGTTGTGGGACAAGGAATCGGGCAAGGTTTACTGGTTTTCGAAGAATATGCCGGAGATCATAGACGAGCGGGACGATCCGCTAAAATTAGATCAGTTCTTCCCATGCTCCAAACCTCTTTACGCCACGATGACCAGCGACACCTTGGTGCCGGTGCCGGATTTCGTGCTTTATCAGGATCAGGCGGTCGAGCTAGACATACTCTCTGACCGCATAGACGGGCTTGTAAAGGCTTTGCGCGTCAGGGGCGTATATGACGCAAGCCAACCCGCGTTGCAGCGTCTACTGACTGAGGGAGACAACAATTCGCTGATCCCTGTCGATAAGTGGATGGGCTTTAGTGAGAAAGGTGGGCTGAAGGGCAGCATTGATCTTCTGCCTTTAGATACCCTGGCAGACGCTCTGATGCAGTGTTACCGCGCCCGAACCGAGATCAAGAACCAGATTTACGAGATCACGGGTCTTTCGGACATTATTCGCGGCAGTTCGATGGCAAGCGAAACCGCGACAGCGCAGCAGATCAAGGGTCAGTACGCGTCCATTCGTCTTCGCTCCATGCAGGAAGACGTAGCCCTGTTCGCAACGGAGCTTTTGAGGCTAAAGGCGCAGATCATCTGCACGAAGTTCCAGCCGCAGACGATTCTTCTGTACGCCGCAGCGCAGCAGATGCAGCCTGTTGACCAGCAGATGATTCCAGAAGCATTGCAATTGATGGGCGATAACCCTTTGCGGAGCTTCCGCATCGAGGTGGCTGCTGACTCGCTGGTGCAGCTGGACGAGCAGCAGACTAAGCGGGATCGTATGGAATTCATACAGGCTTTTGGTGGATTCCTCCGCGAAGCCCTGCCGGTAGCCCAAGCCTCGCCGGAAATCACGCCCATGTTGATCGAGGTGATGAAGTTTGGTATTAGCGCGTTTAAGCAAGCGAAACCGATGGAAGGTGCGTTGGATGCTGCTCTGGATCAGTTGAAAGAAAAGCAAGCGCAGCCGCAGCAACCTCGTCCCGACCCCGAAATGATGAAGATGCAAGCGCAGCAACAGGCAGATCAGGCCAGAGCGCAAGCAGATATACAGGCCGCACAAGCCAAGGCGCAGTTTGACGGGCAAATCCAGCAAGCGAAGATACAGGCCGAAACGCAGATCGAGCAGATGAAGATTCAAGCCGCGGCTCAGACCGAGGCGCAACGCCAGCAGTACGAAGCGGCAATGGCGCAGCAGAAGTTGCAGTCCGAGGAGCAATTCAACCGTTGGAAAACCGAGCTTGAGGCGGCGACCAAGATCATGGTTGCCAGAATCGGGGCTAATCCTGGCCTTGATATACCCGCGATGGAGGCTCAACAAGCCGCATCCGAGAAGATCACGGCAGAGCTTGGCGATCGCGTATCTCTGGCGATGAGCAGGATGGCGGATATGCATGAATCCATGATGGGTCGGCATGACGAGACGATGAACCAGATGGGCGGGATGATGCAGATGTTGGCCGCGCCTAAACGGATTATTCGTGGCCCGGATGGACGAGCCGCTGGAGTTGAGGTGATGACGCAATGATAGTGACCACCACAAAAGGCGATATGGACGATTCCCTGTTAAACAAGAAAGAGGGAACCATTGACAACGACAACGAAAATACCACTTGGGTTGAGTATTATCTAAATGGCGAGCTTGTGCATAGGTCGGCTCATGTCAGCCTGAAAAAGCCGTTAGTTTCAATTTCTGAGGTTGGAGGATTTAATGGCTAATACGCAAGCAATGTGTACCAGTTTTAAAGGCGAAATTCTGTCCGGAATTCATGCGCTTGGAACCACTGTCATTAGAGCCGGAACCGGAGCCGACACGCTGAAAGCCGCTTTGTATCTGGCAAGCGCAACGGTAAATGCAGCAACGACCGCATATAGCGCGACAGGCGAGGTTTCTGGCTCTGGATATAGCGCAGGCGGCATAACGGTCACAAACGCCACCGCGCCTACTACAAGCGGCACGACGGGGTACTGGACGCCAAGCGCAAGTTTTACTTATACCAGCGTGACATTAGCAACTGCTTTTGACGCCGTTCTCGTTTACAACTCAACCCAAAGCAACAAGGCGATCAGCGTTCACACGTTCGGCAGCCAAACCATTACGGCGGGGAATTTCACACTGACCATGCCAACCAGTGACGCAACAAACGCGCTGATCCGAATTGCCTGATAAATGGCACAAGGCGCATGGGACACCGGAACATGGGACGCTGCCCTATGGGATAGCTTACCCGTCACCGGCAATACCGGAACAGGTAGCGCAGGAACCCTGGGAGTCTCTGCTGCTGAGGCAATTACCGGAGTCAACGCGACTGCTGCGGCAGGAACAGAATCTCCCAGCATTACTATTGCCATTTCCGGCGTACAAGCCACAGGATCTGTCAACGGAGAAGGCGACAGCATCATGGTTGCCATTTCTGGGGCAGAAGCTATTGGCAGCGTGGGGACGGTCATTGCAGTTGTCCCGCCAATCATCATTATTGATGACACCCATGACGGAGACTATAAGGGCAAGAGGTTTGCAGAAGAGCGCGAAAAGAAGGAAAAGCGCAAGCGTGATCTGATTGACCTATACGAGCGGGTGGTAGAAGGCAGACCAGAAATAGCGGCTCAGATAGTCGAGCCGTATGTAAAAACGAAGGCTAGAGGGCAAGAATCCGCTCCTTTGGTTAAGCAGGTGGATTTCGACAAACTGATGCGGGATATTGCCAAGGTTGAAGCACTTTATGCCGAGCATATTGAAATGGACGACGAGGAGGTCTTAGCACTGCTATGAGACAGAGATGGATTTATAAAGACGGCGAAGCGATAGAGGTCGAGAAATACGAACCCGAAGCTCGCACGTACATCATGCCGGATATTCAGCCCTATCAATCGATGGCGGATGGATCAATGATTATGGGGCGAAGACAGCACCGGGAGCATCTGCGGCAGCACAATTGCATTGAAATCGGCAACGAAACGATGGAAACGAAGAAAGCTCCTCCGTCCGATAGTCGGCGCGAAGTCTTGAGAGCGCAACTTGCAAACATGACCAACCGTGAAGCCGACAAGATTCTTCACAAAATGAGAGAAGAAGTCCGATTTACCCGCCGTTAACCCCCACAGGGAGAATTACAAATGTCTGATGATCTGAATTCAATCGTACCCGTAGAGAACGCCGATGCTAGGCGCGAACTGCTTACGCAGCAGTTTGAAGACGCCGAACAAGCAACAGAGCCAGCCAAAGCAGAAACCGCAGCAAAGCCACGGGACGAAGCCGGCAAGTTTGCCCAAACCGAACCAGAAGCGGTTGAAGAACCCGTCTGGAAGCGTCCGCCTGCCAGCTGGAAAAAGGATTATCACGAAGCCTGGGCTACCGCCGACGACCGGCTAAAGGAATACGCATACCAACGCGAAGAGCAGATGAAGGCGGGTATCGAACCGCTGAAAGCCAAAGCGCAGTTTGCGGACGAAATAAACGAA